AACACCGGCAGTCAAGGCCCGGCGGTGTAGGGTGTGGTCGGCATTCCCATAAATCTCCTGGAAGGCGTATTGACCTGGTGTAATCGCCGAAACGCGAACCCAACCCTCATAGATCCCGCCACCTGGCCCCCCCATGCCATTGCTGGTGAAATAGAGGGCCGTCTCCGCGTTCAAGCCACCGATGTCAACATCACTGACCGCATAGGCGGGCCCGCCCCAGCCGAACGCTCCGACCTTCATCAGCGCATCAGGCGTTTCATCGTGCAGATGGACCTGCACAGCAGCGGTCGCGGCGGTGCCCAGCCCGAGGTTATTCCGAGCCTCGACAACATCCGCAACATCGCCCAGGTTTTCGGTCACTGCCAGGGCATCGGTGATGCCGTAGCCGTCCAGGGTGGTCGGGTTGGTACCGGCGACCACACGCCCGAGGGCATCGACGGTGACACTGCGAAACGTGCCCACGCCGACCCCACTGCCGCCTGCGGTCATTTCAAACTGTAATCCGGTGGTGCCGAGGGTGATCGGCGCATCGGTGACCAACTGCCAGAGGCTGTCGCCGTTGGTCGTGCCCTGCTCGACGTGGATAAACAACCCCGGTGTCACTTCCAGGCTGTTGTCGGCATCGGCGGCCCGCGTCCAGCCCTCGGCGCTGACGACATAGACCCCGTTGTTCTGGGCCTCGGCCTGGGCGGTCACCAGCACGCGATCACCGGCGGCCACGGCCACGCCATCGATGGTTTGCACATTGCTCAGGATGATGGGGACCGTGGCCGCCACCCGCGCTGATTGTTTGTGATCCAGCTTGGCCAGCGCCTCACTGATAGCCAGGTCGACGTATTCACGCGTGGCCAGCACCACCGCCGGGTCAATCTTCAGCACGATGTTCGCCGAGCTGCTGACGATGAAATTCATCCGCACCACTTGGGTTTTGCCACTGCCCTGGTCCAGCAATGGTTTATAGCTCGGCGCGCAGTTGGCCACCGCCACCAGATCACCGTCGACGTCATACAGGCCGATCTCGCGAATCCATTCGCCGCCGACTTCAGGCGGAATAATCTGCTCAGTGATCACCGTGTTGGGATTGGCCGGATCGACCCGGATCTGGTTGATCGGCGCCCGGCGCCATTCATTGATCAGCTGGGTCTGCAGGCGATCGGGAATTGGGTCAGTGCCGTTGGCATCCCCCAGGCCCATCTCGGTGAACATCCAGTCCAACCCCATGGCAATGGCGTTGGCGTGTTTGGCTTCACCGACCGCCGTGAGAATGGCAAAAAACTGACTGGTCTTATCAATCATAGGGATAAACGTCCAAAGTATCGGTTTCATCGACGCAGAGCGCCGGGCCAAAAGAGCCGGTCACGTCGATGTCTTTCGGGGCCGGCGGGTACACGTCGATCTCTTCACCTTCTTGCACGCACACGGCAATGCCCAGCACCCCCTCGGTCTGCAGGCTGAGCGCCAGGTTGGTCATGTGCCGGCTGACCGGACGGGCGTCGTCGATCAACCACGCCAGTTCCTCGTACAGCGCCTCGGTGATGCCGGCGTCATTCAGCCCCACCTCCAGGGCGAACGTACCGGGCACGCCTTCCGGCACGGTGTCGAACCACTCGACCACGTCGATCAGGTAGCCCAAGGGCTCGACCACCCGCCGCAGCGCACCGATGGTGCCTTTGCGTGCATGCACGTCGTACGCCGAACGGATTGCCGTTCGTTTGGCCTCCTGCGTCCAGTTGTTGTTCCAGCGGTCCACCGACCAGGCCGACGCCAGATACGGCAACAGGTGTTCAGGACAGGTATCGGCGTTGTACAAACTGCGCAGCGGAATCAGTGTGTTTTCATAGTTGGCCGCTTCCACGGCCAGCTCTAGCGGCGTGCTGTTGAGGGGCAGCTGACTGCTCATGTCAGACTGTCTCCCAACACCACGTTGTAGCTCGTGCAGTACGCCGCCTCGGCCTTGCTCGGTCTGACGTCCGTCCAGTCGAGTAGCTCTACCCGGGCGATGCCGGGAACGTGCAATTGCGCATCGATCCCCGAGCGCGCCACTTCCAGACCGAGGCGGCGGCGTGGGTTGATCCACTCGCTCAGGCGTTTCTGGCTTTCCGCCAGGTAGGCTTCGTTTTCCGGTCCCGGTGCCTGCGGGTACAGCACCGCTTCAATGTGGTAATCGATGACCACCGCGCTCTGCACCGTGAGGCGGTCAGCCACCGGCCGCACGTCTTCGTCATTGAGGTGCAGCCGGACCTCTTCCAGCAGTTCCGGCGAGGCGGCACCGCTGCCTTCCAGGCTGAGCACGGTGACCACCACCACGGCCGGTGACGGACTTTCCGCCGTGGCATCGGCCACCAGGCCCGAGGCATTGCGCGCATGCAGGATGTAGCTGTTTCGCGGTCCCGCCGTGGTCAGCCCCTCATATGACAGCTGCACTCGCTCGCGCAGGGCATCGTCTTCCTCAAGCACCTGCGGCGTAGGCGGCACCGTGCTCGGGTCTCCAGCCTGAATCACCAGGCGCTGCAGGTTGACGTTGGCGGCGAGGTGATCGAGGTCGGCCCGCTCGGCATGGGCCAACAGCAAAGCCTTGCCCGCGTCGTTGACCCGCGCCCGGTTCTGCAAGGCGCCATACGCGGCCTGCTCGATCAGCTTGAGCACCGGGTCGCTTTCGAGTTCCGCACTCCAGTTGTCGCCCATGCTCAGGCGGAAGGCTTCCAGCTTCTCCTGGTAGACCACTTCAAAGTCGAGGTCTTCGAGCACTTGCGGCGGCGGCAGGGCCGCCAGTTCCATAGTCATGCGGACACCTCCAAAGTCACGTCGCTGCCCAGGTACTGCCCGGTCAGCTCAAAGGTGATACGCCCGTCGAGAATGGCCACGGCGCGCACACGGCCGAGTTTCAGCCGTGGCTCCCAACGCCCGAGCGTACTGGCCACTTCGGCCTGCACGGCACTTTTCCAGCCGTCATTGACCGGCAGGTCGACAAAGCGCCGCAGCTTGCTGCCGTACTCCGGGCGCATGCGCCGGCTGCCCAAGGGAGTGGACAAGATGTCCTCGATGGACTGGCGCAGGTGATCGAGGCCGGAAATGAGTTGGCCGGTGCGGCGGTCCAGTCCGATCATCCCGATCATGGGATCAGCCCTCGACCGCGACAAAATCCTTGCGGCCATGCAAATAGTCGAGCGCGACCGTGTCATCCGAGGCCACCGCGACCTGACCCTTTTCCACTTTCAGGGTGCGCTCGGCGTCCAACAGGATCAGCACCCGCGAGGTGTACAGCGTGTCGCGAAAGACGCTCAGCGTGGCCGGCGCGGGCGCCTCACTAGAGGCTGCTACTTCCTTGGTTTTACTCGTCATGCTTTTTCTCCAGACATGAAAAAGCCCGCGCGCGGCGGGCTGAAAGTGAATGTGAACTCAATGCGAGTGGTTGCTGCTGTTGCCCCCGGCATCCATGATCCTGCCGGCACCGCTGATGTCGCCGGACACGCTCAGCGATCCGTCGATAGCCACCTCACCCGCAAGGATGATTTGGCTGGCCGTCACCCGCACTTGTTCCGGCGTCACTTCAAACTGCGAGCTACCGACCGTGATGGTCGCGCGACTGCCCTCGGGCAGCGCAATGCTGTAGCTGCCGGCTTCCCAGTCGTAGACCAGTGAGCCGCCATCGTCGAAATGCCAGGCCTCGACGTGATCGCGGTTGTCCGGTGGCGTCCCGGCGTTGCCATACAACCCCGGGATAAAGGTGCCCATGGCCGGATCACCGCTGGGGCTGAACAACGCGCCCTGCTCATTCGGGCTCGGTGCGCGCCAATGACGGGCCTTACCAGCGGCCACGCTGTGCCAGCGCACCCAGGCACTGACCCAGGTTCCGGCCTTGACCCGCACCCGCCCGGCCATCAGATCGACGCCGACCACCACGCAGGGCAGCAGCATGGCGGCGATCATCCGGTCGTGTTCGGCGCTGGCGTATCCCATGCCAGATCCTCCGGTTGAAAGTAGTGATCTTCATTGCCGGTACCGGTGCAGCCATCGACGTTCAGGTACAGAGAACCCGGCGGCTCGACTGGCCATAACCATTCGGTTTCACCGATCTGGAATATCTGCTTCCACTCAACGATCCACACCACAAATTGCGCCAGCTCCGGCATCGAGTCGTCCGGGAATGCACGCACCTCCTGCACCTCTTCGACAAAGTCCAGCCCCCAATACTGCCCACGCAAAATCTTGCTGATCTCGGCGGCCAGAATGGCGGCCTGCAAGGCCGCTTTGCTGATGGTGGAATCGACCATGATGCACACC